AAAATAGTGCTTGTCTTTAATTGCGACTTGCGGTATAATAGATATTATATTATGGAGGTTACAAACCTATGGCTGTGAATACTGCAAAGCGTCGTGCGAAGAACCAAGCAATTCTTGCATCACAAAAGAAATTCGAACCAACAATCGACCAACTGGACTATACGACCAGTCTGAGTCGTGCGTTGGGGTATTACTCTACGCACACTGGTGCGAAAGAGCAGAAGTTATTTGCGATTGAGTTCTTCTCAAAGAAAGAACCCAAGATTGCCAAACAACTTAAGAAACTTCCCGACTATAAATTTCAGACATTTGGTTCACTGTGTCGCATCATGTCCAATGATCAGACAGACTTGAAACAGTTGTCCAATGTTAGTCCATTCTTTACCAATAAACTAAAAGAGTTATTGGAAGATGCCAAAAAATACATCGAAGAAGTTGAGATTGTGAAAGCACCAACTAATGTCATTAGCATTCAAGATCGTATGGAAGAAAAAGCCAGAGAACATGCTGGTGAATTCGAGGGTGCGATTGACGAGTGGGTTATCACTAAAGGTAAGAGCACATTCTCTGCCAAGAATTATCTCATGTCAAATGAGGTAAGTGCACCCATTGCAAAACGAATCGGTGAATTGTTTGTTGGCACTGCACAAGAAATTCGTGAAGCCATTGATGGCGACGATGAGCAACTTGCTGAGGGATACTCACACTTTACGAAGAGAGAACTTAAGAAGTTTGCAGAGTTTATTGAGACTATGATTGCTGATTGCCAGCAACAAGTACAAACTGCCAAAGCGACTCGTGCACCACGAAAACGCAAAGCACAACCACCAAGCAAGATTGTTTCTAAGATGAAGTACATGAAAGAGTTTGCTGAGTTCAATCTCAAGTCTATCAAACCAGAGACTATCGTTGGATCGTCTGAGGTATGGGTATACAATACGAAGTATCGTAAGGTGACTGTGTATAAAGCCATCAATGATGTGCTGACAGTTAAGGGTACGACTCTGATTGGCTTTGATGTAAAAGAATCTAAGACACTGATGTTGCGTAAGCCAGATGTATTCTTTAAAGGATTGACATTGGGTAAACGACCACTGAATAGTGCGATGAAGACATTGACCACGAAGCCAACTGTGCCCAATGGTCGTATTAATGAAGAATGTGTATTACTTGGAGCGTTTTGATGGAAGTAAAATTTTTAAAGGAACCATTCCCACACATAATTGTAAAAGATTATTTTACAGAACAAGAACTTTCTGATATCTGGGTTGAGTTACAATTTTTATCTACCAATAATAAGTTATTGTCTCCAGAGGAGACTGGATCTGCTTGGAAGGGCGATGGATCTGGTGGAAAGATATTAATTAAAAATAATTATGGTGTTTGGTTAGATAATATCTACACAAATAGAAAAACATCAGATATTCTAACACATAGTAGAAAATTATTTTCTCCTAAGTTTATCACTAAAGTAGTTAATTATGATTGGATGTTTAAATACTTAAAATATAGTACTAATGATACTACTTTACTCTCTTACTATGAAAATGGTGGGTATTATGCAGCACACCATGACAACTGTGCACTTACTGCCATAACTCATTTATATAAAGAGCCACAATGTTTTAATGGGGGTGAATTATCATTTCCAGACTTTGAATATAACTATGGGTTAGAAAATAACAGAATGATTTTATTCCCAAGCATTTTAGATCATGAAGTATCCGAAGTTGTTATGCACAACGATGTTAAATTCGGTGGTAGATATACAATTTCTCAATTTCTAAAGTTAGGTTAATTATGATATTAGTTGATTACAGTCAGGTGGCACTTGCAGCCATTCTTACCTTCCAGCGTGAGTTGAAAGGGACAGAGTCCGAAGTGAAGAATCTTATTCGTCATGTGACTTTGTCCACCCTTAAATCATACAAGAAGAAGTATGGTAAAGAGTATGGCGAGTTAGTCATCTGTTGCGATGGTCGTAAGTATTGGCGTAAGGAATTCTTTGAGTTCTACAAAGGTATGCGCAAGAGCAATCGTGACAAATCAGATCTCGATTGGAAACTAATCTTTGATACGCTATCAGAAATGCGTGAGGATATTTCACAACACTTTCCATATCGTGTTATGCATATCGATCGTGCAGAAGCAGATGATATCATTGCAGTGATGACGCAATATCTTCAAGAGAATCTCTTAATTCAAGAGGGATTGGTTGAAGAACCACAGAAGATTTTAATTCTATCATCTGATAAAGACTTCAAACAGTTGCAATTGTATCCTACTGTCAAGCAGTGGTCTCCGATGCAAAAGAAATATATTACTGCAACGAAGAAAGAAATTGTAGAGCATAAGATTGAGCATATCGTTAAGGGTGATACTGGTGATGGAGTGCCAAACATCCTAAGCAAAGACGATGTATTCATGAAAGGTGAGAGACAGAAACCTGTTTCTGCTAAACGATTACAAGAGTTTTTTGATAATGGTTTTACTGCGTGTAGGAATGATGAAGAAAGACGCAATTGGCATCGTAATACGACTCTTGTGGACTTTGATCATATTCCGCCTGATGTTAAAGAATCAATTATTGTATCATACATAAGTAGTAAACCAAAGGGCGATAAGATGTCTATTATGAATTATCTTATGGAACATCGTTGCCGATTACTATTAGACGAAATCGAGGAATTTTAATGAAAAAATATCTTACAGAAATGCTGAAGGAAATTAATGACAATCCAAAGGCAATTGATAATTACAAGAGTGAATTCTTACTCAAGGTAATCTTTGCTCACGCATTTTTACCTACACATAAGTTTATTCTACCAGAGGGTGAGCCACCATTTAAACCTGCTGACCAGCCATTGGGTATGACTGATACAAATTTGTTTGTTGAAGCAAAGAAAATGTATGTGTTCATGCGTGAAGATCTTAAAGCAATTAAACGAGAGTCTTTGTTTGTAGGATTGCTTGAAGGTATTCATCCTGAAGAAGCAAAAGTTCTAATTGCAGTTAAGGATCAGAAGTTGCAGAAACTCTATCCTAAGATTACATGGAAACTTGTATCTGATGCTGGCATCATTCCAGCACCTGCAAAGAAAGAAAAAGTTGCGTTGCAAGACGCAGAGTAGTATAATTAATCTTATTATGAATGGAGTGAACTATGCCTAATTGGTGCTACAATACAGCTACGCTAACTGCTAGCAAAGAACAGATTGATGCTCTTGAGCAAGAGTTGCAAAAGAAAGAAGATGCTAATCCTTTTCAACATTTGCGTCCTCGTCCAGCAGACCAAGAAGAAAATTGGTATGATTGGAACATCAACAACTGGGGTTGCAAGTGGGATATAACTCCGCATGATTGGCAACGAGAAGACGACACCACAATTGTGATGCACTTTGACTCTCCATGGTCCCCACCAATCACCTTGTATGAATTTATGCAAGAGAATGGTTGGACTGTAAATGCATTATATCACGAGGGTGGTATGGCATATATCGGTTCATATGTAGATGGATATGATGATTGTCATGAGTATGATATCACAGATCGTGCTTCAATTGAAGATCTTCCAGAAGAGTTGGTTGACTTTGGTGGTCTAATGGAAGAGCATGAGTATTGGGTAGAAGAAAATAAAGATGAAACAGAATGAGATTTCTACTTGCACTGCTGATTTCTGGTAGTGTATATGCATCAGATGTAGAATTTGGTACAGGCGAACATAACGACTGTAACATAGCCAAAGCATATGCAGTTAATAATGCATTGGAACGATATGCAGAAAAAGAATTTGAGGTAATCAAGAGACATACATGCAGAGAAACTAACTCGACTGGTGTTTTATGTGAGTTTATAAAAAGAACAGAGATAGAAACTGCTGGTGTTCTTAAGAAAGTTGTAAGTCAGAAAGTAAAGAGCAATCGTCATACATGTGTTGTTGAAGTAAAGATCGAAGTTGAGAAAGCAAGACCACTTGCTGGTGACATTGTAAACGCAAAAGAACTTGCTGTTGATGGTACTCGTTACAACTTTGACATCGTTACAAAAGAACCATTGTATGTTTATCTTTTCAATGCATACGATAATAAAATTAAGTTAATGTATCCCTATGAAAACAGATCCAATCTATTGCATGGGAAACTAGCATTACCAGATGGAATATGGTGGCAAGCAGATTTACCAAAAGGTATTGATGAGAGCAATGAAACACTCATGGCTGTCTTCTCAAAAGAGAAAATATCTTTCGGTAATAATATGGACAAAGACGAGATCTATAGACAGATAGCATCAATGCCCATGTATTCAAGAAGAG